GGTTGTGGCAGCGCAGACCCCTGGAGTCAGAGCAGTCGTGACAGTGAAGTTCGAACTAATCCCGATAACGTCATAGGTTTCTGCCGAAGTCGTCACACTGCCGGAACTGGCATTGATGTAACCGATGCCGATCTTGTTCGCTGCCGATACACGATAGCTCGCAACGCCGATACCGCCTGTCTGAGTCGGTTTGTTGACCGCCACCACGTCAGTGGTCAGCAACCCCGTACAAACGGTTGTAGTGACCTCTGCGGAGGTTGTCGCGCCAACTGCTACCGTGGCATTGGTCAACTGATATTTTGTCAGCAAACCAGTGTCGAACATCGTACCAGCGATAAGATTCGCGGGGCCAACATTGGCTTGCGCAACAGGCGTTTGCCCGTAGAGCGATACCAAGTCAGTCGCGCTTGTGCCTAGCACCGTACCTTGACTATTACCGTCAGATAGTTGCTTGGCTGCTTTTTGTTGAAATGTCATGATATTTTCTCCTGAGGAAATAGGTTATCGGTCGATTAGTTAGTCAACCGGCATCCGGTTTCCTCGTAAAAAGTAGTTGTGCCATAGAGCAAATCAACACGGCATGGCTCAACATCGTTTTGGATGTCGTACGCACGCAAGATACGCAGCGACAGCCCCTTGTACTCTTCGCTCGCGCCGAATACTTGGTTAGCAGGTACGTTCATTGGCACGGTGACGAGGCCGAAGGTGTCACGCACAAAGCCGATGTTATTCGCATAGGTTGTGCTTGCTGTGCCGGTCTTGACCACGAGAGCAGCGCCGGATGCTGGAGCGTTCGACACGTTCTGATAGGCACCAGTAGTAACGATTGCTGGGATGATTTGCAACGTCGCATTGCCGCCGCTGTCCGAGCTTGCCGTTGCCGATAACGTGAAATTCTTCAGCGTTCCGGTAGATTGACGGTTTTTCGGGTTGACGTTGAAAACACCAGCAATGGTGAACACGTCGCCAACGTTCAACAATCCTGTGATGCTCGCTGTCCATCCGTTCGTTACCAAACTCGATCCGGTTTGACCAGCACCGTTCGTAACGCCAGAACCGGCATAAGCACCGACTGTCTGGTTTTGGACGTTCTGATCTTGGTATATTTCGAAGTTGGCAATGTTGGCGAGATAGCCCTTCAATGCTGGCTGTGCGACTGCCTGCACGTACAACCCGCTCAAACCTGACGCCATCGACCAGTAGGCCGCAGGATTCAGGATCAAGCAACGCTCTTGAGGCGCTGCATTTTCGTCCATGCGCTGACCGACTGCTGCGAGTGCTGCGAAGTTCGCTGGAATCGTGCCGGGAGTGCCGACGATGTTCGATACAGATTGGAAATTGGTAATCAGGTCGAAATCCAACTGGTTCGCCAATTCTTCGGCGGCTGGCTTCAGATAACGTTCGCTGAATTCCTCAATAACAAGCGTCAATTCCTGCTGTGAGAACTGGAAATCAACGTGCTTTTGATTGGAAATCGTGATGCTGGTTGACGGCTCGGTGATATCTTGGATAGCCAAGCCGGGGCCGGAAGTGACTTTGAAGCGGTTCGGTTTGCGAATCGTGAGTGTCGAACCAATCTTTACGAACTGATTCTCAAACTTACGGTTCACCTTACCAGCCGCTACGGTGTTGTTCGCCAACATCAAGAGGGTCTCTTTCGAGATCAGACTCGGCGTTAGATCGGTATTATTGCTCATTTTCGAGAACTCCTAAACCGGCGAACAACCAATATTTCGCCTATTTTTTTGATCCCCTGTGTGCTGCGTATTCAGCCATGGTCATTTCGTTGACATGTTTCGTCACCGCTCCAGAACCGCCCGATAATGGTTTGATCGGGGCAGGGGCATTGCTTTTTTGCACTGGCGGCTTTGCGGCCATCAGTTGCGCTTTCATAACCCCAAGCTCAAAAACTTGCATCCCTGGCGGCAGTGCGGCAATGCGCTGGGCTTCTGCCGGGTTTTTCCCAAGGTGGTAAGCGATTTTTGTCCCCATCGTGTCCATCGCCATGGCATTCGCCATAGTTTCGGTAATGGGCAAATCTCTTGCCTCTGCGACTTCGACGTAATCAGGCATCTCCTGAATAGCCGCTTCGCGCCTTGTTTGAAAATCCGACCGCAAGCGCTGTTGCTGCGCCTGCATTGCCATCTGCTGCCGTTCCTGCTCTGTTCGTTCGAGTAGTGCCTTTGCTTCGATCTTCGAGTTGTGCTGCACCAGTGCTTTGGTGTATGTCGCCATATCCCGTTGATACTGTTCGGGAGTCTCGAATTCCGGTTCTTTCGGTTCCTGAATGGTTTCAACAACTTCCACCACAGGAGCCGGTTTCGGCGTTACTCGTTCAATTATTTCCAAGGCGCGATCAAGTCGTTGCTGTGACTCAATAGCGCGTTGCTCTGCAAGTTTTTGAGCCTTGGTAATCTCGCTGAACCGCTGATTGTGCTTCGTTTCCGCTGCTTGATCGGGCGTTGGCGCAGGCGTTTCAACTACGACTACGGGTTCTACTACTGCCGCTACTTCAGGCGTTTGAAGCTCGGTCGATTGACCGCCATCAACCACCGCAGATGCGGTATCAACATTTGATGCACTCATGATTGGCCCCTAGTTGATTAACAGTTCGAACGACTTGCCAAGGTCGCTGCCAGATTAATCAAATCCCGGTTGAAACTAGCCGGTAAGTGGAAAAACAAAAAGCCGCTATCCCGTTACCAGGATGCGGCTCTCGACTTCAAACTCGGATGATTCAAATTCGTGTCCATGGCCCATTGCGGAACAATCGGAACCCTTTCGGGCTTCGTGACGCCATCCCGGCGTTACGGTACAACTCTAATTCAAAACTCTATCGCCTTTTGTCTGGCCTGCGCGTGGCAAGAATCAGCTAAAGTCAGGTGACCGTTACCAACTCAACCGATTCAGACAAAAGGCGGTAAAACTCTGCTGACGTGATTATAGTGCTTGAATGTAATAACTCGCAACTATTTTGTTTAATTATGCGAAAACCAACTATTTCTAAGTCATTTCCTTCAGCATCTCATGCTTCGCAACTTCGATAAATCCGATAACCTGTGTGCATGTCGTATCTCCAAAAACCGCCCAATCGCAGAGCATTCCGGGGCGCGCACGAAGCACTATGCACGTCGCGAATTGATCTGGGTTTTCGTCTGCTAGTTGCGCTTGTTCTCGCAGCATATCGCCTGCGGATTGATGGATTTTGCAGACTGGTAGTTTGGTTACGTTGACGGTCATGTCGATGAAAGTAAATGTTGTGGTCTACGGCAAAGCATCGTTACGTATATTGATGTGGTAGTATCCCCTCCAGTTAAAACCGGTTGAACATATACCGTAAGTTCAAGAATTTGACTTACTCCATTTTGGGTTTTTGATATGGCGGTTAGAGATGGGTCGTTCAATCCATAGTAGTTCACGCCTCGATTGCTTCCATTCAGCGTAATCGTTCCTCCCGATCCAAAAGTACCATCAGCCTCAATTGATCTGTCTGCCCATTGTACGAGATTGACAGACTGGCATGTGTCACCCTGTTTCATTGGCCCCCATGACACTATCGCTGTGCAAGGGTCTTGCGCCAACTCGGTATCTAGCGTGAATGGTTTGATTACTGGAGGCCAGTTGGTACTCATCTCTTACCCCTTCTGCGTGCGTTGATGATCCAATTATATATCTTCGTCCCAACGTGATGGTGCGAGTATGGAGCACTACCAGCGAATAGCAAACCGCCTGATGCCGACCTGATGGCAGATTTGATGATTGAAGCTACCCCAGCGAAGTGAATGCCACCGCTCGGTGTCCAAGTTACGCTTTGCGTGTTGTGGTTGCCTTGTGATGGGGAGGTTCCCGAAAGGATCACCCCGCCTGTTGGCACAGAAACTCTTGACCTGATCTCTGCCGAAGTTCCTCCCAATACCATACCACCAGAAGGTGTTCTAACAATCCCACTGAGTTTTGCCGATGACCCAGCAAATACAATTCCGCCGACAGGTGTTCTTAAAGCACTTTTCAGAAGTGCCGCGCTACCGCTGAATGCCACGCCACCCGTACCCGTGTAGCTATATGACTGCGTGCTACTTTTGAATTCCCATGCGCCTATATCCCACGCGGACCCTTGCGGCCTGCTAGTATTGACGATATCGACTGCGCCGCTGATATTCGTGGTTCCTGCCGCTCCCGGCACGTTGCTTGTATCCGTATAGCCGTGATCAATACAGTCTGCGCCACTCTTGAGGCGGTAATCGTACGTTGATGACGTTACGCCTACGAATTGATTAGCATACGTCTTGGATGCTTGGTTATTTGATCCGAATCCGATTGCCTGATCCGAGCAGTTATTCAACCCTGAAAAAGTGGCCGAACCTACATAATAGTTGGTTCCAAAACCCATGATCACTGTGTTGTGAATCGTCCATGTCTCGCCGTTAGCGGCGATGCCATAGTTAGTATTTCCTACATCCGAAGGGCAAACTATGGTGCAATTAAACAGTCCGCACGTGTCATACCCAGCGCTAATACCTCGCATTCCAGCAGAATGCGCAACGATCAGCGTATTAACGATTGTTTGAAACGATCCCGGCAAGCACACCGCAGGGGTGTTGCTGCCTGTCGATTCAATTATGCAATTCGATATGTAATTGTTATTGTCTGTCTGAAGACAGTAAGATGAGCCGCCAGTTGTATTAAGGCTAAACTGCAACCGAGTTATGATGACATTGGCAATGCTCGTATAAAGCACTTGCGAATACCCTGAATTAACGCGCAATCCGACGCCATTGGCTGCATTGTATTTCAGTGCGTTGGTCTGCGCATTGGCGTTGTCCATGAACGACTGCCCCGCAGCGGCCGTCATTGTGATCGTGTTTGTGGTGTCAGTTGTGATACCACCGATTGTTACGAGAATACTGCTTGTCGTCGTATAAAATTCGGAGTCTGCGTACCCTGACAAGATGTATGGCGTATTCGTGCCGCTACTAGAAATGTTCGCAGGTATTGCCGCTACGGCCGCATTCCATGAGGAGTATTGGCGTCCTCCTGTGATGGTTGTCGAAACAACGGTTTGGCTGATGTTTACATTATAAGTTCCAGCGCCTCCGCTGCCTGTCCCAAAGCTTGAAATTGTCGTGCCACCAGTTACGCCGGTTCCTGTAAGCGTCTGTCCAACTGCGTACGTTCCTGTAATCGTTCCTGCGGCTGTGAATACCGTCGTTGTGATCGTTCCCGCAGTACAGGTTGCTGGAACACCTACGGTAAGGGTGACAGTCATCAGGCTACCTTGATTGTGGCGTTCACCATTTGTTCGTTCGACAGCGCCACTATTTTAACTGTCCGTGTTGGACCTAGTCCGAGCGCAGGCAAATTCAATAGGTGTGCAGTCTGCGGGTACTGATTGCCGCGCACACGTTGCCCAAACGAATGCTGTTGCATCAGGGTCGCAACGTGTGTCGGCAGTATGGGCGCACTGATGACGTGCCAATTAGGATTTGACAGTTCGGCTTCGCTCCAGCCCCAACCATCGGGATGCACGTCGATTACTTGTCCTGCCTTGATATCGTCAATGCGCTCACTGCGATCTAGCCCGGCGACAAGCAGTTCCATGATTAAACCACCTTATAGCCGTATGCTTCGACCAAATCGTCGCCGCCTGCATCGCGCCATACTGCCGCAACCATCGGAGTCCAGAACGTGCGGAAATCTGACAATTCACCAGTCCATGTAATTGTCATGCCAGTCAGGTTTTTGAATGCGCTGTCGAGGAATGGAACATCAAGAAAGAATGCTATATCTCGAATCGATACATCATCAGCAATGAGGCTCTCGAACCGCACCTTGAATGCGGTATCGTCCGTCATCCATCCTGAGAAGTCGCGCAAGTACCTGAGATAAGTTCCCTCTCGTATCGCGGCCATGACAGTGCCGTCAGTGATGGACTTTCCTTGCTGCCGCATCCACGATATCAATCCGTTGCGCGGATCGCGATAGATGAATAGATGTTTTGTTCCCTCTGGAAATTGAGTTCCATGTGCATAGTGGATGATTGATCCAGCGTCCTGTCCAAGCAACTCAACCGATTTCAATAGAGCGTGATTACCATGTTTAGGGCATCCATTGACAACTATCATGATCAGGTCGCCGTGATGGTTGGCGTTAGCTTGATATTGTCTCCGTTTGCGGCTGGCGTGAAGGAAGTAAACGCTTCGGCCAAATATTCACTAGTTGTATTAGTGGCACCAGTAACGAAATAGCCATAAATTGTGGCATTCGTCGTCAACGCTCCAGTGAATGTGTACGTCTGCTGCGCGTAGGAGGCCGTAGCAACGCCTCCAGTAGCAGAAATGGACCAGCTTGCGCCAGTGAGCGCTATCGAAGAGTATCCGCCTCCCGTGGCCTCTGTATAGGTTCCGAAGGTGTCAGTGTGGGAAGGTGTAACGTTCGTGGCAAACAATCGATAGACGAGGTTTTCAGTTGATGTGACCTTATTTGTCACATATCCCAATGCCTGATCCTGTCCGAATGAGCCAAAGAAGATCGTCATTTGACTGCCTCGCTACTGTGAATGTATCCGAACTTCCGCATGTGGGAATCGTAGTCTTCTACGTCTGGGTTTCGGTTTGGAATCTCATCGATGTAGGCGCGACGAACATTGATCAGAAGACCGTGATAGACCGCGTTGACAGCCTTATCTTGCTCATTCAATACCATCTTGGTAAGACCGTCAGGCTTTATCAGGGTTACATCAACCGCCGCACCATCTTGGCACCCGGTTACGATCCCGACTCCTTGAGGAGTCATGGCCCAGAAACCATATCCTAAATTGACGGCTGAAAGTGCATCCTTGTCAATGAAAGGGCGGCTAAGAACAACATTAAGAGATTGCACTGGCACTACTTCTAGTCTTTCGACAGACGGCGCGGTAACAGCCTCTTGACTGTTTGCTTTTCCATACATATTTTTAAGCCATTCAATCATGATTTTTCTCCAGTATCAGGGACATTGGCCGTTTCCGAATGCATCATATCCGCCTCTTTGTGCAATGCAGCGGATTCCTTAATCAATTCGTTGGATCGTTGGCGCAACTCTGCTGCCTCTGCTAGCAACAAATCAGCTTGGACGCGCAATAGCAAGTGCCTCTTTCGATCTGCTTGTTTCATTATGTTCTTTTGATTGGCTTGCCATCAAGCACGAATTGCATAAGAAGATTTGCTTTGTAGGCAAGTTGCTCGATGGTCTGCACATCCAAATCCTTCGCGCATGAGGCAACGGCAATCGCACAGTCAAGGCGTAGCTTCTGTTCGGTGTTGAGTGGCATCATTGTGCGTTTCAAAAACTCATTAACGCTTCGATTTTCTACGCCTCTGATAGTTGCCCTTGCATAGTCTTCAAGAGCATCTGAGCGTGGCGCTCCATGTGAATCTTCAGTAGGGCCATTCGGTGTCATTGCATCCCCCCATTAATCTCTGGTGCTTCTGGTTGATCTACCTGACCTTGTTGCTGCTGTCCTTCACGAGCGAGATTAACCTCGTCTTTACGCATTATATGCTGATGAACCTTATCCGTCATGTCAATGGCCTGACCGACTTTATCGAAGTCAAGTTTCTGCATGTTTTTGTTCCAGTCAGCAACAACCTTTGCCATCTTGGCCTCGAAATTCTTATCGATTTCCAGTTTATGCAGAGATTGATCCGTCTTCTTATCGAGCAGGTCTTTGAGCATTTGCTGACGCTCTGCCATCAATCCGGCGATCTTCTTGTTCATTGCCTGCATCAACTGCTGAATCTGTGGCGGCATGTCCTTCATGTCAGGCGTCAACAACTCAGGCGGCAATGCCTTCAGGAGAATCTTGTATGCTTCATCAGCACCAGGCCAATCGCTGTACTTGGCAAACAGGTGCGCGATAAGCTGGCCTTTCTCTGGGCTGATCCGCATGAACTGAAGCATCTGTTCGCTAGCCTCGATGCGCTTCGTGGCGTAGCTTGGGCCGATGGTTACGGTTACTCCGTACTCACCTAGTGATGGATTGAATATCTTGCGCTCGGCGGGGTTCTTGGCCGCTGGGTTACGTGACATCGGAGTTCCTGCGGTCGGATCAAGGGTTACACGCTCCTCGTTGTCATCCTCGCGCAAAATCGTGATGATGCGCTTGGTGTCGTAATACTTCGGTATCAAATCTATAAGAATTCGTCCAGTGTGGCGCAGGCTTCGGCTCGCGTTGTCAGTGAAGTGGAAGCTTCCTATGTCGGTATTACGGCGCTTCTCAATCAGAGCCTTGCCAGATTCATCGAAGGAAGAACTAGGAGCGGCTTGGTCGAAGCGAATTCCTGTAGCGGCTAGCATATCCTGCTGCGCACCCATCTCGGCCTGTACGAATCCTTCCGGTACTCCCGCCATAGGCTGACGCATTGGGGGCGGCACCATCTGTCCTTCAACAACATGTGGGTTGTACATCAACCTTGGGAAGGCACGACTGTTCGCTTGATCCCAATCAGACTCATAACCTTCGAACTGCTCCAGCGTGCCGATGAACGGATTCTTAGGCTGCATCCCCAAAACCTCAACTTTTGCCGTAATCGCGTAATTCTTGACGCGTGCAGGTTCCTTCGCGTTGCGGATTATCCCGCTACGGGTGACTTTTCCTTGAATGTCGATCTCTTCGCCAATCACCTCAACAATCGGTATCCACTTGCCAAGCCATGCATTTGTTTCAAGAATCTCAACACCAGTGATCTTGTGCCATACCACGCGAGAACATTCTGATTCGCGCTCGTTGATGATTTCCGTTTTTCCATCAGTGATTGCTTCCTTGATCTCTGGTGCTAGATCGTCATAAAACCCAACGTGCCCGGTATCCAGTTGAACAAGCCGCTTCGTTTCATATTCCATCGTGAAATACTCAGCGATGCGAATCTTGTCCTTCGTGAACCATTCGCGGTAATCGTCGCCGACGCCCTTTTCCTGCCAGGGATACTGATTAGCCTTCGGCCATTTCTCCTTGAACTCACTGCGATCCATCATGTCGGTGATGAATCCGAACTTCGCGTCTGCCCCATCTGGTTCCTGTCTGCTGTCATCCAGAAACACGGTGAATGGATTGCGGATGCGTCGAATCACCAGAACTTGCTCAAAGCCGGCTTCTTTCGCGTACTCGGTCAGTATGCGCCAGTACCCAAACCCGATATCAACAGCGGAGGTAATCGCCGTATCGTAAGCAATGTCAGCCTGACAATCGCGTTCAATGGCGTTGATCATGCCGGAATACATCTCTGCGGCTTCTTTGTCGGTCTTGTCGCCTAGCGGGGAGACGTTGATAGCCGGGCGGTTCTGCCGAATGTCGTTCGATACTTGTCGCGTCAGTGTGGGGATTTGATTGATCGTGATCGCTGGCCGACCTTCCTGCTTGCGCTTCTGCAAGTCTCGGTCATCCCATTGTTCGCCAGCCTTGAATTTCAGGTCTTCCAACGCCTTCTTGCGGTTGTCGGTCTCAGCCTCGACGCAGCGCTTGAATCGCTTGATAGCGAGCGCAAGTATCTCTTTCTCGCGCTTCTTGGCATCAGTTTGTTCCTTCTCGCTCATGCTCTCAGGTTCAGGACGGCTCTTGGCCTGCTCAGGTACGCGAGTCTCGCCGGGAGGCAGTTTGTTTTGCCCCGGCACGATCTCAGGCATTCCTATGCCGTCACCGTCCTTGATATTCTTTGCCATCACTGCTCCAGTTGTAGGATTGCGGCGCCATCCCGGCGCGGCCTATCTGTTGTTTGCTGCATTTCCCTTTGGTATTCTCTCTGCGCCGGCCTTCTTCAGGGATTCCGGCTTGCAACACCTGTAGGATATACCATCGCACAGGAAATCTAGCCAGTCTAACGTTCGATCCTGGAACGGGCTGGTTTCCACGCTATAGATGTTTCCGGCCTCGTCTCTGCCAGTCCATCGGTCATGCCAAAAATCGTATTGCAGCACCACCCAGCCGAATCGCCACATGTCGACTACGGTGTTGTCTAGGACGGTGCGTAGCTTGCTCATTCTACAAACCCAGCCTCGTTCCCCGACTCGATGTGATCCTGAATCCGTTCGAGCGCCTTGCGCCTGCGCTGAATCCACCCAGGCCCCATGTCGATTACCAAGTAATGCTCTCTCGCGTTCTCGTCAAAACCGCTTATCCGACACATGTGCTTGTCGTGGATGATATTCCAGTGCTTGTACTCTGTGTAGTGGGTCATCTCGTGCGACATCTCAATTCCCCATGTAAGTGCCGCTAGATGGGCCACTGCCGCCGCGCTTTGGCAACGGCGCACGAACAATAAATGGTTCGGCAAAGGTTAATCCGAGCGCGTCTGCCGTATCCGGCGATCTGAATCCGCGCTTCTTCATATCCTCTTTCTTCTCCATTTTCAATGCATTGTTGCTATCATACGTGTAACGAATCTGCGTCAAATCAGTCTGCAATTCGTCGCTATCTGGAACTATGGCGGGTTGCGCTTCAAGCCACAGTTTCATCTCCCCCCACATCTCAGCGCGTTTATTCGTGTATTTTACTCCGTCTATTGGCGACGATGCGCTATTTACAGAAACGACTTTGCAGACGGTTTTCGGCACAAGTTCAAGCAACCTATCATAGACACCGGCTCCGAGGCCACCAACGTCTATTGCGCACTGCTGCGCCGCTGTTTCATCGATTGCCTTCTTAACGATCCCAGCGACTTCCATCGTGGACTTTTTTATGTAGCTGCGAATCCAAAGCACTTTTCGTCCTTGCCGCAAGCATAGGGTAGTTCTGTCATCGCCGAATCGCGCCGGATCAACGCCTAGAATCTTTGGTCCGTATGGTTCTGCATGGAATGCTCGGCGTGCAGCAATAACCAGCTCTGGCTTTATGTAGGAATCAAGCCCAGATACCTGGAATGCTTCTGATGCAGTTGCCGGGTATTCCTGCCTGAATAACATCGGGTCTTTCAGTTCAATCATTTTGCTGCGTCGCCATGCCATTTGGCCTAGATCAAGTTTATAGGCACTTTGATATTCGCGTTCCTCATCGTCGAGTGTGAAGGCATCAGCAACCGACTTGCGATATTCCGTCTGCCAGTACCACGGGATGAAGATGGCTATATATTCAGATCGGCCTGATTCTGCGTCTTGCCATTGTTGATGAAAGTAATTGCCAATGCCGTGTGCCGTCCCCTCAAGAACAGACTCCGTGTCTGGCTCATCAGGTATGGCCTGCATAATTCCAGATGCATGCTCCTGGGCATTCGGCCATTGTGCTACCTCTGATCCATGAAAGAATTGAATCGTGGCGCTTCGTCCGACAGCCTTGTTGCCAGCAGTTCCAACTTTGTAACCAGAATCGAGTATGTTGAAATGCAACTCTTTGGCGTTCGCCGCGCTGGTTGACGGCTTTACAGCTTGCGGACAATTTTCGTGGTAACGCGACGTCATTTCAAACAAGTTTGCACTGGCTTCGTCCTCATGCGTCAGGATGTACGCTCGAACTCCCTTCTTATGCGTCACGCGCCAGTAGTATCGACCACCGATGTAAGTAGAGCAACCTTGTTGACGACCTTTCAAGATTATTGCTCTGACCTTGCCAGTTCTCTGGCGCTGCTCTTCTATCTTGTCGTGAATGAACTTTTGCGGTTCGTTGAGGACGAATGGCACGATTGCGCCTGACTTCGTGCGAATCTTTAGACACTTTGCAGCGTAGTGCTGAAAGTCGTCTTTAAGACGCTGACGAATTTTCAGATTTTCTGAGTCGTCCATGCCTTGAACAATACCGTCGTGTTATCAACAATGTCGCTGAAAGTAACGACACTTTCATCTACCGCAAGAATTTCTGCAACTCCGAGCCGCAAATCATTGACTGTATGATTGCCTAAATTTTGTGCAACTGCCTTTTTTTTAAGCACCTCGTCTGCTGTGGCTTTGCGGTAGAGCACCATTATTTCAAATCCTCCAAGTTCTGCTCATGTGTCGTGATGTTCGCATCAATCGGCTGAACCGCCTTGCCATAGCCGCGTTCAATAATAGCCTGTGCGGCTGCTAATCTGTTACGCTCGTTCTCGCCTTCGTTCATGATGTGGTCAAGCACAGCGAGCGCTTCTGGAGCCTTGGCTCGACAAGCTGCGATAAGGTCAATCTCTTCCGCTGTCCTCTTAGGACGACCGCGTGGATTGCCTCCAATGCCTTTGACGAATGGCTTGCCCTTGCCCCTAGGAATTTTTTCGCTGTTAGTAGCCATGAATGACATTTTCCTTTGTGTTGCTAGCATCATAAAATTTTCGATAGGCAGCACTCGCATCGCCTCCGTTTGATTTATTTGAAGCATTTCCCATAATTATTCAATTTTACATCTATCTCGAAAAATATATAAAATAGTTCTTGCGTAACTAGTTACTATACTCTATAGTTCATTCATCAGCAGCACAAACCGAACCGGAGAAAATCATGAGCACATCACAAGAATTTAATGTCACAGTCAACGGCAAAGATTACAACGTGTCAACTAGCACGCAGGGGACACGCGACCATTTTGTCATCACCGCGCACAACGGAACAATCCGCGTTACAGATCAATCAGGAGAATGCAATCCGCTTCGCACCCTGTGGGGTAGCTGGAAATATCAAACTACCCATGGCGCGGCTCGCACATCGATGGAACTCAAGTGCATCCGCGAGGCCGTTGAATATGAGGTGCAAGCGCACATCGATTTCTGTTTTGAGCAAATCGCTGACGAACTGGAAAGTGCGTAAAATGCCTAACCAGCCAAAAACAGCCGCACAGCGCATGGCAGAACAGCGCCAGCGACGTGCGGCGCTCGGTCTTGTCCAGATAAACCTTTACGCCGACAAACGCGACCATGCCGCGATTAAAGACTTTGCGGCGAAGTTGCAAGCTAAGCGCTTGACATCCTCCCTGCCCTAACCAGCTTTTGATTACGCTTTCCGCGCTCATTTTCTTTTCGCTGCCTTCGCTATACCGCCTTTGCGAGCGATGCTTGACCGTTTAGCAGGAGTGAGCGCCTTTGCTCTTGCTGGACCTCCCTTTGCCCCCCCCAACGACCCTAATACTACTGCGCTGTGATGCGGTTCCAGGGTTGTGCTTGAGCGCTTTGCCGTGTTCTTGCTTGAGCGTTTAACCATGTTAATTCACCTTTAATTCACGCAACATTGTTTGATAGGCGTGGTTTGATGTGTATCCAAAGCCTGCCTTGTTTTCAAATATACAAACCCAAGAACGTGCGTCACGTCTGAAAATATGCGGCTTCTTGCCGACCAGACCATATCGAAGAATGGAAACGAAATTGGTCATATACATTCCGTTCATTTCAGTCACTCCGCTTGATTGCAATGCTTCTGATGAATTTTCAATATCACCTCACCGAGCGAGTGGCGCGGTTCGTGGCCTCTTACCATGTTTTGAATGGCGCTTTTGTCTAAGCCGGTCATCCTGCTCACTTGACCGCTATCGATTCCTGCGCCTCTCAGGTCGAGAATGATCTGCCGCCAGTCAAGCGGCTCTATAGGCTCTATATCAACAAGCATTTTCCGCTCAATCGAAAATAATTTAATTAGTCCTTGCAAGTGCAAGTTATAAGCACTATATTACAGCATCGGAACTAAAAACGCAACTGGAGAACGATATGATTGGAATTGGGGTAATGATAGGTCAGCTTGAAGGAGGTACTGAATCTTCATTGGTGTATAGCAATGCGCTTCAAAAAACAATCTCTGATCTAGTTTTGGGCCAAGACGATCAGTTGCACTTTTCGTTTAGTGACGGCTCGAAAATCGTTCTCTATGATGATGGGCAAAGTTGCTGTGAGTCGCGGTATATGCAAACTGACGACATTCTCACTGATTTTTTGGGGTCAAAATTCCTTGGGGTAACAATTAAGTACGCGCCAAATATCGTGAGCGATGACGAATGGATTGAGCATGAAGTACAGTTCTTGGAAATACTAACTAGTAAGGGTTCGATAACGTTGTCTACTCACAATGAGCATAATGGATACTATGGAGGATTCAATATCGTTATGGGAGAGGATTGATTATAAAAATCAAAAAACCGCCGGAAATTTCAGACGAAGAATTGGCAGAACTTTTTAATTAACCAACAAGGAGTAAATATCATGATCAACATCGAACCAATCAAACTGCTTTCAGGATCACACGCCGATACCGGAACCACTGGTCAAGGCTGTTTCATGAACGTAATCGCCTACCTGAACGGCGAGGAACAAATCACCGATCAATCAACGTGCGTTTGCGTTACGATTCGTCCGATTGCAATTTTCCTGAATGATTTTGGAAATGACGAACAACGCCAAAGGTTGCTGCCATTCGTCATTCGTGCAATGGGAAGCGCTACGGATGACCGCGTTGAAATGAATCGGCGTCTTGCTGCTGTCGTGAAATATGCTGAATTCAATGCTCGATTAGCCGCCGAGTCCGCCGAGTCCGCCGCCAAGTCCGCCAAGTACGCCAAGTACGCCGCCGAGTCCGCCGAGTCCGCCAAGTACGCCGAGTACGCCGAGTACGCCGCCAAGTCCGCCAAGTACGCCAAGTACGCCGCCGAGTACGCCGAGTCCGCCGAGTCCGCCGCCAAGTCCGCCAAGTACGCCGAGTACGCCGCCAAGTCCGCCGAGTACGCCGCTCGACGTGAAGCCATATTTCAAGCTGGGGTCGATTATCTTGACGAGGTTTGTCCTGCCGCGATGGAATGCAATCAAGAAATCATTTGCCGTGCGAATAAACTCATTGAACTGGCTACGGTGTAATCATGGAAATCAAAGTCACAATAAAGAGCGTATACGGTCGCCGCACCATTTACCCAGCATGCGACAAATCAGCAATCTTTGCGCACATCGCTGGGCTGAAAACTCTGACCGATGAAATGGTCAAGGACATCAAGGCGCTGGGTTACGAGATTACCGTTGTTCAAGAAGCTGCGACTCTGTGAGGTTGACATGTACACCGAACAACAAATTGAGGCAGTCAAAATAATGCACGAGGCAACCCTAGCGGTCTTTTTGGCCTCACAGGACGTTATCAAACACCCTGAAAGCAACGCTATGGAGAGAGCGAGAAAGTTCCAATACTGCGCATCTAAGGCTATCCATGATGCCTTTAACCCTTCGTTCCGGGCCTCTGATCGCTCTTGATCCAATGTTCGACGGCAGCGGGGCCATCTCCCGCTTTTCAGACCGTGTGAAAGTGTGGTCACGATCCCCGCTTGGCTTGCGTTCACACCGTCGAATCTGGATTTAGCTAATCACCTTAATTACTTCGTCTTTCTCGATGCTCGCAACTTCTGGATCACAGAATATTTTCACGGTTTTTTCGCTATCCACAAAGCCTACTGATCCATCATCCCAAGTCATTCTTTTTTCTTGCGCTACTGATTCCGCAAGATGACAGCAGGCAATCCAGTAATCTGATGGGGATAGTTTAATGATTTTTTCCACGATTCATTCCTTGTCTGGATACTTCACGCTTGACGCCCTGAAAAACACTTGCAGCGTCTTGCCTTCTTTGTTGCGGACTTCGATAACTGATTGATCTGGCTTCATTGAAACCCATGTTGCACCGACAAACCGATTTTCTTTTCCGTTGCTGTCGATTACGTCGAAATACTCATCAGTCATACAAAGCACGGCCCTTAGATGTCAGCGCTTTGAGCGCGTCTTGCTGCTCCTGGGGCTGCGTGGCTGCAAAGGCGTCGATCTCGTCATAGACGGCCAAGTGTGGCTGGATTGCAGCGAGTTGAGCCTGTTCGCTTGCCAGTTGCGCATTCGCTGCGTCAAGCGCGGATTGTGCGGCTGTTACGGCTTGTTGCGATGCAGCGATTTTGTCTTGAAGTGCCATGATCTTGCCTTTCTTGGTGAAAAATCCTTGGAATAACCAATCGATATGAATCATACGGTTCTCGACATCGCGTAAATCCGAGCCGCCACGAACACTGGGCGAAACCTCGGTAACTCGTCCGGGATTCTGACAAAGGAGTCAAAACCCGTTAATTCTTTGTCCTGCGGTTCAATCGCTCGGTAGACCTTTAGCAGTCTACCGAGTTGTTCAACAACTGATTGCCGAACGTCTGGATTCATCAGATGTTCGGATAGGACTTGCCGTCACGGATGTTTTTCGGATCAGCGGGGGCCGAGGATTCAAGATTGTGCTTGCTCTTGACCACGTTCGAACCGCTGCCGACTGCCGTGTTTTGTGGTGCGCTGCCGCCCTTGCTAGGTGGTTGTGCGCCTTGAGGTACTTTGCCGAAAATGCCCATTTTATTCTCCAATTGGTTGAAAATGCACGGCTGTTTTACGCGTAAAGCCGTGAAATCACATATTACTACTTGCTTCGCTCATATTCAATGCGTGCGTTGATGACTTGTAAATTGAGTAATTTTATAGTTTCGTCTGTCATTTCCTGCATCGCTGTTAGATTCGCTATTTGACTGCGCATCATTGATGCGCTAGCTTTGAGCTTTGCTAACTGCAATTCTGCATCTTCAATTTCGGCGAGATTTGTCATTTCTTGCCGCACATCTTTGCTGTTACTGCTGCAATGCGGTCAGATTCAGACTGCTCCTTTAATCGAAGTACCCATCCGTCAGTTTCGCGAGTGTATTTCTCGATCATGGCATCAGCGATATCTTCAGCGCAAGGCAGATATGTGCCGCGTATCTCGAAATCAACAACCATCCCTTTGATGATAAATCGTTTTTGGATTTCCGAATCAGCGAGCGCAATATAGCCGCCTTCTTCAAAGCTAACCAAGCTGATGCCTGGATGTGCGTGCTTTGGATAAACGCTAAGAATCGTCAGTTTCATGACGTTACCTTTGCTTTGGGTTTGATGATGGTTTTGGCATGGCCCGGAACCGCTGCCGAATCTTTCATGCAAACCGCGATAGTGTTGTCCAAATAATCATTTGGATATTGTTTTTTTACGCGATCAACATGAGATTGGCATTGCTCCTGCGTGTCATAGCCAAGATCAGGAACCATCGAGTAAGTGAAGATGCCACCAGTGATATTCAGAACGAAGATAAGCCACATGATTGCCCCCTATTCGTTTGCAACGGTCGGTGAAGCGGTTTTTAAATCGCTTGGCGGTGGTACATAGGGCCGCGCCGGGGGAAGCTTGGCGAGCTTCTTTAAATCGCTGATGCTGGTTCCGGTAACTTCGTGAATCCTGATCAAAGTCAGCCCACCGACGCCAATCTTTGCGCTGCGCATCTTGCTGATTTGTGGTGGGGTCATATCCAAAACCTTGGACAGCGCCGCGTCATTTTTCAGCTTCAGGTGATTCATCGCATGGTCAAGGAGATTGTTCGCAGGCGGCTTCTCGCGAACTTTCACTGGAATCAACGAGGTCGGCGGAGTCTGGTACATGGCAATTCCTCTCTAGGGCTTGCTGAAGCGCTTGCTCAGCGTGGTTGAATGCCTCAACAAACCTTGAGGCGGGGCGAACGGGGATTTTCAAATGTCTGCAAACTGATTCATGGGATAGCTGGTACGTGTAGGCGGTCACTAGCATGGTTTTGTGAGCTTCGGATAACATGAATATGGCTTCGTCCAGCTTGCGAGCGTCAACTGGATCGCCTGCGCCGCCTTTGCACTTTACCCATAGCGCCCAATTTTCTAGTCTGTGGCGAGTGTTCATTTTATCCTCGACGAATACGCCGTATATTGAAGAACGGCATCCCGAACAGTTGAAGCTGGTACATTCAGCACCTTGCCAATCCTCTCATACCCGAATACTCCCGGATTGTGCAATTCCTTCGCTTGGCGAACTTGCTCATCGGTTAGTTTTCTTGCCCGTGTCATGCCGCAACCTCCGCGAATAAATCAGCAGTATGCGATGTTGCGGTCGCCATGTTCTTCAATGCTTGTTCGTAATAACTTGGTTTCAATTCACTACCAATGAATCTCCGACCCATTTTTACGGCTGTATATCCCTCACTTCCAACTCCAGTAAAAGGGCTAAATACAAGGTCACCTGGGGCTGTCCACAACTCCATTGCGCGTTCAATGACGTCAAGTTGCAAAGGGCAAATATGTTTGACGTCATCGTCTTCTCGTGCATCACGGAAATTCAATGTGCGCGACTGGTCGATATCAAACCAAACAGGCGATGCATATCGCTGCCACATTGTTACCGGAAATTCCTCTGCTGTATGACTGATGAACTTTTCATTCTGTCCAGGCTTGCGGAAAACTACAAGATAATCAGCCAGTCCTTGACGGCTCATCGAGCTGTCTTTCTTGATTGTTTTGTGCAGTAGTCCAAGTGCTTTCGTGCGCTGCATCGCCACAACCGGATCTTTCCAAATGCATACTTCCGAATGGTAGATGAATCCTGCAGCTTGATGCGCACGGATAATATCGCCACGGAAGTCACGAATACCAATAAAACCATCATTCGCTTTTGATGTCGTCAAATTCATGCAGTGGACTACAACTAAACGACCAGGCTTCATCATTCGATAATTCTGTTCAATTAGGAACTGGTAATGAATCCTGAAATCTTCCGTTGACTTGTTGTTACCCATATCCCGGTCAGAGTTCGAATAGGTAAATAGTGATTCGAATGGTGGACTATAAATTGTGAAGTCAATAGATTCATCGACAATCTCTTGTGATAAGTCGATGCAATCTGCGTTGTGAATCGTCCACTGTGGGGTTTCTTTCACTTGCCGCACGTAGTCCATTTTCTCCTGTGTCGCGCCGAATATTTCCTTTTTCATCGAATCACTCATGAATTTCACCATCTCCGATCCCATAGTTTCGTTTTGTTCTTCTTTTCGTTTTATGTTGGCAACGACCGCACCTTCTGATTCTGCGCTAATAACATGTACATTTACTTCTGATTCCTGACCAAACCTATAGAACCGGCGAATTGCCTGATAATACTGTTCCCACGAATCAGACAGTCCGACGAATGCCGTGTTGTGGCAATGCTGAAAATTCATACCCGCTCCAAGTATGCGTGGTTTGCTAATCAGAACACGGATACCGCCGTCAATGAAGGCGTTGACACACTCCTCTTTATGTTCGATGGAATCGCTGCCAGCTACATCAACCGCGCCATGAATCAACTTAACGAGCTTCTCCGCCTCTTCATTGCGATGACACCAGATAACCCATTGCTCGGTCGATGCATTGACGACATCGGCGCATTTTTCAACGCGATCATCGATGCTTTCCTTGCGTGCCTTGTTGCGATCCATAAGACCACATGCGATATCTGCGAATAATCCGTCGGTAGTTTTAGACTCGACAACATGATCGAACATATTCAATTTTGGCAAAACATACGATGAACCGTCAAAGCCAAGATCGGACGGACTCCTAATAACGCACGCCCATGTTGATAGCCATTCCCAGAACTTGGCCTTCCCGTGACCCTTTAAAATCCATGTTCCAGTATCGCCAGCGTCATTGATGAAAAACATTGCCAGCATTTCAGTCATACTCATGATGCCAAGGAACTCCGATTGATTGCCCAATTCCATGAAGTCATTCGGGCTTGGCGTTGCCGTGCAACTCAGTCTATAAGGGACTGTCTGACATGCGGAAATAATTGCATTGCGTGTTTTCCCATCGCGGTTTTTGATAATACTAGATTCATCCAACACAATGCCGTGAAAGTCATCCAGATTGAATCTGTCAAGCATCTCGTAATTCGTGATATTGATACCTGGCTTAGAATTTTCCTGATCGCGGCAAAAGTTGATATCAATGCCGAATTTAATTCCTTCGCGCACTGTTTGTTGTGCTACGCATAATGGAGCCACAATCAACACATCACCATCGGTATGGTCGATTACAGACTTCGCCCAACTTGTCTGCATCAATGTCTTGCCAAGACCTGTATCAGCAAAAATAGCGGCACGTCCACGCTTCAATGCCCACTTCACAATGACTCTCTGGAAATCGAACAAGTTCACATTGAGTGATTCAAGTTCAACATCAAATCCTGAAATAATCGGCGTGATCTTTTTTCTTTCTAAGAATTTTTGGTATGTTTCATTCATTTTTTTAACTCTTTCAGTTTAGCCACGTATTGGGCTTTGATCCGCTTCAGTTCATCAATCGACCACTTGGCAGGGGTGTTGTTGCTCTCCAGTGCTTCGTTAGTTTTCTTGCGCGTGTCATGCAGCACCACCTTAATCACACAGACCGTATGATGACGCACATACAGTTGACTCGTGGAGTTCGGTCAACAGTGAAAACTGTTTACCGCCTCGGCTAGTTTTCGACCATTCGACAACCGAGTAAATGTTGTTTTCTTTGGCGTAGGCTTGCTTATTCATGACGACTTCTCCCATCCACGGCGCAGGAATAAACGTCGCGGCTTGCCGTTTGCTACAAGCCGCGACCTTCTTTTCCCATTCAGATATCCTCTCGATGTGTTCCGGGAAGCGCAGCGCAATTTCCTTAATTTCTCCCTTGTTGGCATTGATGCATGGCATGCAACCAACTCGTCCCATTCCGCATTTGTATAGTGGATTGGGTTCGATACCATGGCTGGCGGCGTAGACGAATGTGTCATCGGCAGTCCAGTCAACAATGGGTCTGTACACATAAAGCTGGTCAGAAATTTTCTCGAATTTCTTAGCGTGACGGCGGTTCAGAGATTCGTCACGCCGCACGCCTTGCCAACTAACGACTGTATGACCAGCGTCAACCAGTTCTAGCTGGTATCCGACCGCCATGTCACGCTTTAAGTGCTCTGTGCAAAACTGCGCTTTTCTAGAAGGGAAGCGGCCTTTCCACATGCACATATCTAAGAAAGGGTTGCCGGTTGGGTATAGGTTCGCAAGAGCGCGGCGCTTTGCCTTGTTTGTCCAGCGCACGCGCTTACCTCCGCCGATCTTGATCGTCTTATGGACTGGCTCGCCCTTCTTGTTGAGAACAATGTTGCCCAGTCCGTCACGCTTCGGTACTGGTGTCTTGCCATCGACCTCGAACACTGGCTTGGTGTCATATTCCCTGCGTGTGCGCTGATCGCGAGCGATAAAATACCGTTTTGCGGCAATTTCCGCGTCAAAATTTGCGCACAAGATGACGATCTGAATACCAGTTTCGCGCTCCAAGTAATCGCGGTGTGACCAAACAAGTTCGCTCTCGTTGCCGGTGTCGCAAATTATTCCGCGCACTCGATGCGCGCCGAAACGCTCCTTAGCTAGCAACAATGTCGCTACGCTATCCTTACCAGTTGAGCATGATACGACGTGAATGATACTCATTTTTTCAACTCTTTCAGTTTAGCCACGTAATGGACTTTGATCTGCTTCAGTTCATCAATCGACCACTTGGCAGGGGTGTTGTTGCTCTCAAGTGCTTCGACGGCTTCTAGGCCTATTTTGGCGATTAGCCGAGGCCGATACTTTGCGATGTTTCCAGACAAATACGAATTACACTTTTCGCACTGCAAATGCACGTTCTGTTCATTGAACCTCAAATGTGGTGCTGCACCCACAGAGAGGAAATGCCCAGCGTTCACCTTGCATCCGCTTGAAGTGCCGCAGGAAATGCACGGCTGTCCGGCATCACGCTCCCTGATGAATTTATTGAAAACAACTTGCGCCTCCTTCAACCAGTCAGACCGCGACTTCAATTTATCCAGACGATCCTTCTTTGCCTTAGTCGCTAGTTTTGATGCCGCCCTTTCATTCTTTGCGCGAATTGCCAGTGCAAAATTAATCGCGCAATCGGGGCTACAAACTACCGCGCCGAAATTATGATGCGGCTGAAACTCCTTTCGGCATGCTTTGCAGCGGGGGAGCTTCACTTTATTTGTGCGGTTAAGCATCAGAATCTTCCTGAAAGGATGGTGAATGCTGTTGCAGCCACTCGCGGACATTGCGCATTCCCAAGGGCGACAAGGCGCTCCAATCTGTGGGGAAATCCATCCTCTGTTCCGTCCAGCGTGGGCAGATTTTTAATCTGCCAATCTCGGTTCCACGGTAAATGTTTCCACTTCCCCCTAATTCCTGAAGTGTGCCGCCCCAATGATTGCTTCCAGCGTTCGGTGTTGGGATCATTCGTCTCAATAGATGTTCGCCTAATCGCACTCCTCTTGATGTCGCATGTTGGCGCTTGGATACAAGCGCCAAGCTCATGCTCTCCGATCTGCAATCCGTTGCCACTGGCGTGGGCAACAATCCAGATTCTCTCTCTTTCGTGATTTCCTCCCAGTGCCCCGACTGAAAATATTCCCCATTCCGAATCGAACCCCATCTCGACCAAGTCTCCGAGAACTCGGTGTAACCCCCTAGAAGTGAGAGCTGGGCTGTTTTCCACGAAGACGATTCGCGGTCGTACTTCGCCAATGATGCGCTTGAACTCTGCCCACAATCCGCTTTTATCGCCGTCGATTCCTGCCCCTTTTCCTGCGGTGCTGATGTCCTGACAGGGAAACCCGCCCGCGACAATATCGATGAGTCCACGCCACTTTGTTCCGTCAAATTTCGCGACATCATCAAAGATTGGAAAGAAGGGAAGACTCCCGTCTTCCTGCCGTGCCGCCAAGACTTGCTGGCAATAGCTATTGATTTCGACTGCGCAGACGGGTTGATGTCCGAGTAGTATGTCGGCAAGAATCCCTCCGCCAGCGCCTGCAAATAGATGCATAGTTCTGAGTCGCTGCAATTTACTGGCCCTCCCATTTGTTTTTCTTCGAGCAGTTTTTCGTGTGCCACATTGGGCGTAGATTGTTTCATCACCGAATCTCGCCACGCTTAGCAGCCGCACGGTGTTCTGTGGTTTGCTTTGCCATGAATCGCATGAACTTTTGTGTCTTTGCGAAGGTTTCAGAAGATAGCGCAGCCAGGAAGCCGAACGATGGCCCCCAAGCTTCGCCGGTTGGTGCGGTTTTGAAGATGTGCTTTTTCATGGCTATGCGCTCACTTGTTCGCCAAACAGTTCATGGACGTTTTCAGGCGCAGGCGGCACAAGCTTGATTTCGATTTCTTGCTGGATCATGTCGCACAACTTGCCAACGTCTTTTACTTCAGGATGAACGATCACGCGAAATTCAATTCCTACAGACCCACCGCCGTATGGCGTGAACTTGAATTTATCGACCTTGCAATCCATGAGCTTGATGTCACTCTTGCCGCCAACGCCGTAGCCAACGGTGAGGTGGTATCCGGTTCCGGTGTAATCCCACTTGATCGCTCCCATCTGCGGAAATACCAGTTCGGTCAATGCACCGTCTTCTTCCTGCTGCTCGATAAAATCCGGGTTTGTCGCTTCTTTGAAAATCATCTGGCGCAAACGCGGGTGAAATTCGATAAGCTTCTCGTTATTGCAATCGGCTGAAAACTTCAAATCGAATGCAGCTTTTCGCTCATCTCCATGAATCTCTGCGCGTGCATTCACAGATACAAGCATTACTTTCTGTTCAATTTCAAACATTCTTCTTCTCCTTGGGTTGTGCTACAAAATACCGCGTTGCTTTTGAAAATCGCGGAATAACATGGTGTGTTTCTCGTACCACAGCTTGCATCGTCCTTCCCAATCGCCATTGCGCTGCTTGTCGCAAATCAGAATTGAGTCTGGTACGTTTTCCTCCACGTCTTTCCCCGCTTCGATGTCGCGCTCTTTTTTCTTGTTTCGCCACACAATCAAAACATTGTCTGCCATGTTGCTGATGTCCGCGCTTCCACTCACATCAAACCGTGTCGGCATGCGTTCGTCGTTGTCCGGCTTTTTCAAATGCACAACGAGGTGAATGTGGATACCGTAGTCGCAAGCCGCTGCCGTGATCTCGTTCAAGAATTTTTTCTGCTCGCTTAGATCGTCTGCCTTGGTCATGATCTTCATTAAGCTATCCACCACTACATGCTGACATTGCAGCTTCTCTGCGCAGTGTTTGATGACCGCTATCATGCGATCTGGCCTTGTTGTTCCTTGCTGATCGTAGAGCCAAATTTTTCCATTTGTGCGCGTCAGAAAATCAAGAACTTCATCACGCCTTGGTTGCGCATTGCGGAAAACTTGTCTTACAATTCTGGCCAATGTTTTCACTGGCTTCATTTCAAAGCTAGCGATGCAAATCTTCTGCCCCTTCTCTGCAAGATTCGTCAATACCTGCCCAGTGAGCATAGACTTTCCAGAACCGTTGTACCCAGACCAAAGCGTAACCTCTCCCGGCCTGAAGTCCAGCCAAGTGTTCGCAAACGGCAATCGCGGATACATCGATTGCTCGTTGACCGGCGCAAGCGTGTGCATGATCCCATCAAGAAAATCACGCGCTGGTTTGATTTTTTCAAGATGATCCGTTTCCTTGAGATACTCATCGAAATTGATGGTGTCCGGCTCCAGAATCCCCGCGAATTGCTCAATATGCATTCCATGCCCCATCTTTGAAAATCAGCATTGGATCAATCTCGCCAAGCGTGCAAAGTACCACCATGCGCGCTCCAGCAGCCGCTAGGCGCTCCGAAAGGTCGATCAGGTCATCACACATCGCGGGTGCATGCAAATGCACTGTGCAGTCGTGGACGAATCTAAAATCTTCTTCGCGCCATGCTTCCGCAATTTCCATTTCGACGGTCGCATGCTTTTTCGTCCGCAGGAAGGTTTCAGGGTCGCCCATCAAGCCGCGTCCAAGATCAACCTCAAAAAATATTGATCCTGGCTTGTACCCTGCTTTGCGCGCAGCGCGGATAGTTTCTTGTCCGTTCATTGCATGAACCAATCTGGCGAATTGCCGTTTTTATTTTCCTTGTCAAGCCAAGAAGCCTTGAACCCGGCCCACCCATTTGCGCAGCATGTTTTTAAAACATCGTTTGGCAAGAGGGAGGTTTTTTTAATTTCATTGAAAATAATATCGAACGCTGTTTCTGTTGGAGCAAGCTTTTTTACTTTCCTAACTGCAAGCCAGTCTTTTGCCACTTTTTCATCTATCCCGCGATTTTTCAAATCATCAAGCGGTGAATATTTTGAATTCTTTGGTGCTATGTTTTTGTTTTTTTTATTTAAAGGTGAAGGTGATGGTGATGAGCATGAATCAAGCATTGCTTGAGCATTGCTTGGAGCATTGCTTGGAGCATTGCTTGGAGCATTGCTTGGAGCATTTTTTTTGTCTCTCCATCTAGCCGCAGCACCAGCAGCAGCGCGGCTTTGCGCTGTTTCTCTATTTTTATCAGCTTTGGCTAACTCTTCGTCTATCCGACCATGCCGCCAATATCCATCGACTACATTGAAGTAATGCTTGATCGATGCTTGAGCAATGCTCCAAGCATCGATTGTCATTCTAGTAATTTGCGCAAGAACTTCAGGATTGTCGGGAGGCGGTCCGCTTTTCCAATAATCCATCATCAACAGAAGGTAAGCCCCATGTTGTTGTGTGGTAAGTCTGGAGGTAGCCGCCAAGTAGTCACCTATGTAAATTGGCATCCAGATATCAGCCTTCTCAGCCATGCAAACCCTTTGAAAACCCCACGCAAAAGTTAGCGTCCCGGAACGGTCGTCTAGCGACTGGAGGGCATTTACGTGGAGTTATCGAAAGATTCACAA